ACAGCATGTGGGTGACCGGAAAAGACGCCTGGTTCTTTGCAAACTACGACCCGCGCATGAAACGCGAAGGAATTCACCACGTCGTCGTTGAGCGGGATCCGCAGTACATGTCCGATTTCAACGAAATGGTGCCGGAGTTCATCGAGAAGATGGACGAGGCGCTGGCGGAGATCGGATTCACGTTCGGGGAGCAGTGGAAATGAAACGCACACCCTTCTACCGCAGGCCCGGTCGAACCGGGAAATTCTCCGGCCTCCGTGAGCGCGTTATCTGGATGATTCAGACGCGCGGCCGCCCGGTAACCGGCAGCGAAATCGCTGAGAAGTTTGGCGTAACGCTCATCGAGTTTAACCGGGTCGCCAACGGCATTACCCGCGGCTCCGGACAGATTGCGCAGATCGTTGAGTCGGAAAAATGGCTCAACGAAGACGGCATCTGTGACCGCACTTTCGACCTCGTAACGAAGCCGAAGGTTGTAACGCCGCAAGGTAAATCGCGGCTATTCACCCGGCGCGCAATAGAGCAGTCGCAGGAAGGCAGACGGCAGGAGTGCATTCAACGTGCAGCACGCCGTCGCCGCCTGATTGCTCAGGGCCTCTACATCGACGAAATGGAGTCCATCCTATGACTCACGCTCACGACGACATCAGGGTTGGCACACTGTGCCTTCCCTTCATTGGTAACGGCTGGCTAATGCCATGGGGTGAAGTGGTCAGCAATCCATTAAAGGCGCAGCGGCTCGCTGAGGAATATCGGGAAAGGCAGGAGGCGGCATGAAATACGGAAGCGTGTGCAGCGGCATCGAAGCTGCCAGTAAAGCATGGGAACCTCTCGGCTGGAAACCTGCCTGGTTCTCTGAAATCGAACCATTCCCATCCGCAGTCCTCGCCCATCACTGGCCGGAAGTAACCAACCTCGGAGACATGACCAAAATCGCCGATGCGGTTCGCGCTGGTGATGTCGAAGCGCCTGATGTTCTGGTCGGCGGTACGCCTTGCCAGGCATTCAGCATCGCAGGCTTGCGTGAAGGCCTGTCTGATGACCGCGGACAATTAACTCTCTCTTACGTGGAATTAGCCAATGCAATCGACGCAAAGCGCCGAGAACGCGGTGAGCCAGAAGCAATCATCGTCTGGGAAAACGTCCCCGGCGTGCTCAGCAGCAAAGACAATGCCTTTGGGTGCTTTCTGGCAGGACTTGCCGGAGAAAGCTGTGAGTTGCAGCCAGCAGGGGGAAAATGGACGCACGCAGGTTGTGTGTCTGGACCAGAAAGGGTTATCGCCTGGCGCGTCCTTGATGCTCAATTTTTCGGAGTGGCCCAACGCCGCCGTCGTGTGTTCGTTGTCGCAAGTGCTCGAAAAGGATTCGATACCGCAGCGGTACTTTTTGAGCTCGACAGCGTGCGCCGGGATTCTGCGCCGCGCCGAGAAACGCAAAAGGCTGTTGCCGCCCTTACTGCACGAGGCGTTGGAACGTGTGGCGCAGACGACAACCGGGCACAAGCTGGACACCTGATTGCTTTTGGCGGTGGCAATACTGCCGGCCATATTGATGTGGCGACCGCCTGCACCGCGCATGGAATCAGGCTGGATTTTGATACTGAGACTTTCGCAGTGCACGGCACGCAGGATCCAGATACCAATTGCGAACTGGCACACACACTTGGGCGCAACAACGGACAAGAAAACGCCTGCATCGCATTTAGCTACAAAGACAGTGGAGCTGATGCGACGTCGGAGCTATCGCCAACGATTCGCGCAGGAAACCACGATAAAAGCCATGCTAACAGCGGACAGCCTCCAGCAATTGCGTATGCATTCAAAGCCGGACAGGGTGCTAAAGCCGGTGGAATTGGTTACGCGGAAGAGCAATCACCGACATTAACCAGCGCCAGCAGTGGAACCAATCTTGCACCAGCGGTCATGCATGGCGTGGCAGTTCGACGACTTACGCCGATTGAGTGCGAGCGACTTCAGGGCTTTCCTGATAATCACACTCTGATCGGCTGGCGCGGGAAGGATGCTGATGAATGCCCGGACGGGCCACGCTATAAAGCCATCGGCAATAGCATGGCAGTACCGGTAATGCGATGGATCGGTGAGCGTATCGCCGCTGCGCTGCCAGCCGCGAAGTTAAGTGGTGATTATGGTGGTAGTAAAACCCCGCCAGACCAGCGAGACCTTTGTCGCACGCCGCCAGCCCTATTCGCATCACTTAATGCTGAGTTCTGTTTCCAACTGGATGCCGCCGCGGCGCCGCATAACGCTCTGTGCAGGAAGTTCATCACTGCCGAGCAGAACACGCTGGAAACGCCATGGGCTGATTACCTGAATGTACCTGGCTACGTCTGGCTAAATCCACCATACAGCGACATTACACCGTTTGTTAAGAAGGCAGCCGCCGAGAGCATCAACCAGATCGGCACGGTCATGCTTGTCCCAGCTGACACTTCGGTTGGCTGGTTCAAAGAGGCTATCAATACCGCCAGCGAAGTTCGCTTTATCACCGCCGGGCGGCTGGCATTTATCAACCCGGTCACCGGTAAGCCAGTATCGGGAAATAACAAAGGGTCGATGCTCATCATCTGGCGACCGTATCCGCGTACACACTGCCACTTCGCAACTGTTGACCGGGACGAGCTCATGGCTTTCGGGGCGAAACTTCTCGCCCGCCGGGAGGCCGCATGACGCCAGCAAATGAAAACGCCGTTCGCGCCGCCTGCCGCCGCTGCACCGAGGAAATCCAGCAGGCCATGCGCAAGAAGCCAAAGCCTAACTGGAACGAAACGGTGCCTCCCATCATCAACAAGCATCACAAGAAAATTGAAGCTCTGGGAGTTAGCCTCCTGGAGTTCGTCGTCAAAACTGGCCGCCTTAACGGGCGGTTTGGAGCCGAACAATGACAACAGAATTTAAACCCCTACCCGTCGAACGCGATCAATACGGTTACTGGACTCACCCGCTTTACGATGAGTTTTGCGATGGCCGCGAATCCATTTCGCCCATTGAGTTCAACGCATGGCTGGAGAAGAACGGCCTCGAGTGGAAAGTGGAGTACCGCGATGAGGATGACGTCGATCCCGATGTGGACGGTTATGACATTTCAGCGTGGCAGCCCGAAACTCCAGCCGGAGATGGTTGGTTTGTCGGTTCAATTCACGAAACGGAAGATGGTGCGGTCTGCATCTGGTTGCGGCACGCTGGCGGTGCGGCATGAACAGAGCTTCCCCCGTTGATTTGAGGAAGAGCCTCGAAATTGCCAATAACCTCGCGCAAATCGGGATTCGCTTCGTGCCGATTCCGGTGGCGACCGAGGAAGAATTCCAGACGCTGTCCGCCGAGCTTTCACGACGGCTTGAGCAGATGGCGGTCGAAGCCGAGAAGAATGAAGGCGGTGCAGCATGAAACCAATAATCACCAGGTCGCTAAAGCGGCCTTTTTTATTGCTGGCGTTCACATTCAACCGAATTAACCGACAGTTCCGGGAGCATTGACCATGGCCGATATCATCGATACCGCAGCAGAGATTGAAGAGCTTCAGCGTAATGCTGCCCTTTCCGCTCACCGTATTAACCGAAACGCCGTATCAGCGGAACGTTGTGAAGAATGCGGCGAAGACATCCCGGAGCCGCGGCGCGCTGCCGTTCCAGGCTGCCAGACGTGCGCCAGTTGCCAGGAAGAGATCGAACTGAGGAATAAACAGCGAGGTGCGTGATGTTTGCACTCATCCAACGTGGTCAGATTTACGCTGACCAGCACGGTTGGCCCGTCATCATCCACAGCTGCACTTCACAGATAGTCCGCTACTGGCGACAGGGCCGGATCAACACCGCTTCAATCGACCGATTCAACAATGACTTTGAGCACCTCGATCACCGTGAGGCGGCACAGATACGCGCCGAACTGGAGGCGAGCGAGCACATTAAAAAATTAAGGAGCATGAGACGTGATCGGAATACTCAAGCCGGTACCGGAATCGCAATGGCCGGCACGATGCCACGACCCCAAGCGGAGCAACGTGTGGGCTAACTCTTACTTTCTGGTTCAGGAGTTTCAGGAAGACGAAGGCGTTATCCGCCTGACGGTGAACACCACCAGCATTGGCAGTTCAGGCCGGTGGAAGGATGGCATCAGTTGGGATGCGCTGCAGGAGATAAAGTCAGCCGTGGGCTATGGCGATCGTGATGCCGTGGAGATTTACCCGCGGGATTCTGATGTGGTGAACGTGGCGAACATGCGCCACCTGTGGATTACGCCGGAGCCGATTAGCTTCGCCTGGCGGAAGTAATTTTACGCTGCGCGCCCAGCGTGCGGCATGAATATCGACATAGGCCCATAAGGGTTTTTTTTACGCCCGGAGATCAACGAATGCGAGTAGATAATGAAGTTCTGAACGTGCTGAGCGCGGCTGAGTGTAATGGCCCGCAACTCTTCCTTACCGGTCAGCTTGATCGCAACCTCTACACAAGAACAAACAAGGTACTGGAGGCGGCTGGAGGAAAATGGAACCGCAAAGCCAAAGCGCACATTTTTGATACCGATGCCTCCGATCGCATCGAGCAAATTATTCTTACGGGCGACGTCGTAGTTCCGAAGGATGATTTTGAGTTCTTTCCTACCCCACCTGACGTTGTAAGGCATGTTATTCACTTAGCGGATATCCGGGATGGGATGCGCGTTCTGGAACCAAGCGCCGGTCATGGAGCAATTGCTAAAGCAGTTCATAGCGCAGCAGCAGATGTGATGATCGATATGTATGAATTGATGCCAGCGAACAACGACATTCTTCACGGTCTCAATCTCCGACTTTCAGGTATCGGTAAACCGACTGACTTCCTCACTGTCAATCCGGATCAGGTTTATGACCGCGTGGTTATGAATCCACCTTTCGGCAGACAGGCGGACATCAAGCACGTTTCTCACGCACTGAAATTCCTCAAGCCTGGTGGTCTGCTGGTATCGGTTATGGCTTCATCAGTTACGTTTCGCAGCAATAAGCTTACAACTGATTTCCGCCAGCTTATCGAGGAACGCGGCGGTCACATAGAAGAACTGCCTGAAGGTGCATTTAAATCATCTGGAACAATGGTGAATACCGTCATCGTGGTCATTCCAGGCTGACGCAACTAATAGCCAGTTATGAGCTGGCTATTGGGTGCGAAAGCACTGCCACGTAATCCCTTTTGCCCTCCTCTGTGAGGGCATTCTTTTTGGGAGTTAACCATGCAATCAAACCCCATGAACTGGCTCATCGCCGCACTTATGGCGCTGGGCGCTCTCATCTCATTTCTTCACGAACCGGAAGGTGTGCAATGGCTGCTTTTAATGTGGGCGCAATAGTCCAGAAGAAGACCGGCGGCATTCATGGCGTAGTGGATAGCCTGCAGGACCCGGACGGCGACCATCCGCAATTCTGGGTGCGATGGGACGACCGAAATTATTCAGTGCATCCGGAAAACGAATTACGCGCGGCCACGCCAGACGGTCCGCAGTTTTATAAAACGATGTCATAGGAGGGGAGATGGTTACAGCAGAGCCACTTACTGCGCAAAAGGCGGCAAAACTCCTGCAGGTTTCACCCAGGACTGTTTATCGCCTCATAGACTCAGGCCAGCTCGCCGGGAAGAAGATCGGGAACAAATACCGCACGACCGACGTCGCCTGTATTGCGTATTTACATAACCCGCGCGATCCTGTTTCCGCGAGCGCGGGTGAACATAAAGGAGAAATTTTATGTCAATCACCCTCAGAGGCGGCGTCTGGCACTGTCATTTCGTTACGCCGTCAGGGAAAAGAATTAGACAATCTCTTGGTACGGGGGACAAGAAACAAGCTCAGGAGTTGCACGACAGGCTAAAGGCAGAAGCGTGGCGTGTGGATAAAATAGGGGAGTTGCCGACAAGGACGTTTGAGGAGTGTTGCATCAGGTGGATTCGGGAAAAGGAGCACAAGCGGTCACTGGATGACGACAAGACCAAAATAGAATATTTCCTGCGACATTTCTCGGGCCGGGATATTTCGACCATCACAGCAGAACAGGTAAACGAAGCTGTTTCGAAGATGGTAAATCGCAAGCATATTCAGGTGTGGGAGTCTAGAAGGGATGCAGCTATACGACGGGGGAAGGAGCCGCCGCCGTATGTTGAAAAGCCAGTGAGTCAGGCCACAAAGAGCCAGCACCTGTCTTTTATGCGGTCACTACTGAAAACGGCAGCCAATGATTGGGGGTGGATTAAGACGGCTCCGGTTATTAAAACCAAAAAGCCAATCAGCAAGCGCATTCGGTGGCTTACAAGAGATGAGGCAGAGCGGCTTATCGCCTGCATGCCTGATTCGATAAAACCGGTGGTGATATTTGCGCTGGCAACCGGCCTGCGCCGCTCCAACATCATTGATCTGGAGTGGCAGCAGGTCGATATGCAGAGAAAGGTTGCATGGGTAAATCCGGAGAACGCGAAGGCGGGCAAGGCTATCGGCGTAGCTCTGAATGATACCGCATGCAGGGTGTTAAGGGATCAGATTGGTAAAAGTTCCAGGTGGGTATTCGTTCACACGAAACCATCAACGCGCCCGGATAAAACACTGACTCCCGCCGTCAGGAAAATGCGTGTGGACGATAACAGCGCCTGGCGCATTGGCCTGGCAAAAGCGGGTATAGAGGACTTCCGTTTTCACGACCTCCGGCATACCTGGGCGAGTTGGTTAATTCAGTCCGGCGTTCCGCTTTCCGTCCTGCAGGAAATGGGCGGCTGGGAGTCGATCGAAATGGTCCGTCGTTATGCTCACCTGGCGCCGAACCATTTAAGCGAGCACGCACGGAAAATAGATGCCATTTTTGGCAACCATGACACAAATACGACACAAGGAGAAAATCAGGCTGGTTTGAAACTGGCGTAAGTGCCTGTTTCTAAATGGCACGCCCTGTAGGATTCGAACCTACGACCTACGGCTTAGAAGAACGTAGAGTACTATTTAACACACTGTAATGTCATTAGTTTTTCCGCGCTCGCACGTGGTTTGTGTCATTACGTGTCGTTACGTGCTTCTGCGTTTCGTTATGATTCATCCATGCATGACACATCCGTGACACAGAGAGTGCACAGCCATGCCTCCTGGCATAGCTATGCCCTTTCCCCATCACATCACTGGGCAGTCATCGAACTCGCCAGAGCGCGCATCGTTGATGCTGTAGGTGATCACTCCAAACACCGGCCGAGAAGTATCCGACACATCGTCCTTCAACGGTAACGGCTCCCTCCTTCCATTTTCAGGGTTTTCAAGATACGGCTGCGGATGTGTTCTGTAGCGCATGATCCTGAACTCACCATCAATAGTACACACCAGCAGAGAACCGTCTTTCGGCGTCAGCGACGAGTCGACGATAAGCATTGCGCCCTTCATAATCCCAGCGCGCAGGTAGGTAGAGCCGGCTATCATCATGTACGTGGCTGATGGATGAGCGATAAGACGCTTATCGAGTGATATGCGCTCTTCAACGTAGTCTGCTGCAGGACTCGGGAACCCCATAATTCACCTCTGATAATTACTGTATGCATATACAGTATTATCGTTCATGGGCGCAGATCAAGAGAGACGAGTAAGCTGATTGGTAAGTGGATGGAGAGACAGGAAATTTAGTTGAGCAAAGCCCACCGGAGTGGGCTGCGAGGAAGATTACTTCACACCTATTCCGTTTATCTTTTTATAAACATATGGAATTGATTTATTTATAATAATCAATATTACCAATGAAATAGAAAATCCTAACAGTAGCATTTCTGACGAGTATATATGAATACGGCATAATCCTGACACCTTGCCAATTACGTAGATAATAAGTGGATGTATTATATATATACCCAAAGAGTAAGACTCCCCTGCATTGGAAAGGAAATTCCTGTCAATATCTGAATTGACACATACGAATAGCAATACTACTGCAGCTGGTATGCATGCGAGTGGGAATTGTCTCTCCCCATGAGAACCGTCAAAGTAAGAAAACGATACGAAATACTCAGCCCCCATCAACAGTAAGCATGAGATGAAAATTATGCTGAGAATCCTGTTGTTTTTCGGTACAGGAATATTGCCTGCGCCAATACTCCAGCCAACATAAACAAGAGCAAAACCAATTAAATATCTGAAAAGGTAGAAGAACCAAATCTGTACGCCAAACGATTTGATAGCATCTCCGAACCAGCACATGCCAATGATGAAAAAAGAAAGCATTAATGCTTGTCGGTGAGATAAATTTGACCTTGCATACCAGAATAAAACAAGACCAGTTATCAACGCCCCAATAAACCATAAGTGCCCATACAAACCATAATGAATGGTGTCAGGTGATAATATTTTATTAATAGCTTTTATATGATTCTCGCCTGTCTGGAAATATATTACTGGAATATATATTACAGAACCATACAACAATATAGATATAAGTTTGTTGACCCTCTTCAATATCCCACCAGCATCACTGCTACCGATGGTGAATCCTGAAGCAAGAAAAAAGAACGGCACTGCCCATCTGGTCATGACTCTCAGTGTTTCACCCCATGGTGATCCTATCTCAGAGTAACTACCTACATGGACAAATACAATAAAAAAACATGCTACTATTTTTGCCGCATCAAGAGCATTATTGCGCATTTTTTACCCACAACCAGATGAGTCTGAATTTTAAGAATGAAATGGTACAAAGGTAGGTTAAACTAAGCAATAATGATGTGTTCTTAGTTTGAGGCAGAAAGCATGTTTAAACAATTATTTGGTTTCAGCGATGAAAAACGCATGGCAACCAAGCTATGCAAGGCATACTTTGAAGCTTCTGGATTTGAAGCGGAAGCGCTTGAGGACGGGAAAGATCTTGGTGACTGGCTTGGCCTTGGGGATAAACTGATGGTTTCGGAGGTTAAATCTTTCGACCAAAAAACAGGGGACTTTATCTTCTGCTTTCTGACAACAGACAAGGATAATAATCTTGTCAAAAACCAATCAAAACTTAACATCAAAAGGTCGGCCAGTGGCTACGTCTTCACAGCTGGTAACTTGAGCGAAGAAGTGGCAGGTGAGAATGGGGCCTCTTCATTAAAATCAGTTATTGAAATGGCTAAAAAAGTATCAGCAATCGTTTAAGAGTCCTCCTCCCATCATCCTTCCCGGAAGTACAGGAAGGATGATGGGGTGCTTTAGTCAGTAGCAGATCCGATTAGCATACATCAGCAGTTTTAGGCTGAATAACTCCTGACAAAATTAACAATAGTTGTCAGATATGGCGACACGTCGAAAGAATGCCCACCAGTTATCCCGTCCACTTTAGATATTTTTCTGGTAGAAATAGCTGATAACTTCATCATAATATCCTGGTTTTCAGTTGGTGGTACAATTGTATCATCACTTGCTGAAAGCCATAGCTGAGGAATTCCAATAAACTCATCAGGTCTTTTTAACACCGGGTCGAAACCTGCCGTTTTAGTTGCATAATCGCTACCATCACTGGCAATGCCATATGCCGTTTTAATAGAAGCAGTTAAAGTAGAGCTATTGTAACACGACAACAAGTTAGCAGTCGGTGACGTGCCAACGAAGCAACATGGAACACCCA